AACAAACCCGGCACCAAAGAGTCTCCTTTCGAATGTTGCGGTCGCCCGCAGTCCCAATTCCGTGGCCGTCTTCCAGCGTCTCCTCCAAAAGAAACCCGTGATAACCGGAACTTCGACGTATCCCCTCGGACGCGCCAAGTTTTTTCCCACCACGATTGGAGGTATATTGAAATACTACGAGACAGCAGCGAAGACGGACAAACAACGCGAAGTGTATCAGGACAAGATCCGCCTGCTGGCAGCCTACGAGGCCGACCCCGACGGATTTGTGGCAAGTGCGATTGCTCCCATACAGATTGTGGACGAACCTGCACCTGGAGTAGGCTCTCCGACACTTCAGTGGCCCGACGTTGCATGTATCATCATCTCTACGCACGGCTGCTACGTCAAAAATACTGTGCCCCTAAACCCTGATGCATCGAACTTGGTGAAACATATCAAGATCCCCGAAGGCATGCGCCTACACAATATCACAGCGGTTGGGACGGGATGTATAAACTGGATTGAGGATGTTTCCGTCCAACTGTTTCGTGAGTACGGACGAGATATCTTCCAGTCGTCCGACACCATTGAGGCCGCCTTGTCCAAAACAGTGGGTCTCCTCCAAATGGACGACGACCCCGATGCAATCGCCCGAATGCTCCAAGACTTCAAAGTTCCAGGAAAGCGCGGACCGACAGAGAAATCGATGGAGAAGTTCCGATACCGTCGCATCACCAACACTGCTGGAGAGGAGACGCTTGAGAAGCGGTTTTATCGCAATCCAGGGGATGCTGGAGGGTGGGTCATCGCCGCGGTAAATGGACCGCTGGGCGATTCGATTCCTGACCTGACTCGGCCGACGGTGTTGAAGTCCGAAATTCTCCAGTTCTTTGCGGCACAGGGCACTCGCGAGCTTGTTATCGTTGATCTCTCGTGTGGGTGTATAGCGGATACATCGCCGGAGATCAAGCAAGCCTACGCGAAATGGATCGCCAAGCAGAATAAGAACGGTGGTCGTCGCAAGAAGACACGCCGCGTTCGCAAGGTCCGCAAAACGAAAAGAGCCACTCGCAAGAGCAAGTACGGTACACGATGGACTCTCTGAAACCCGTCCTCACGCAGTATCTCGATGTCAACCGCAAGCTATCTGAGGTCAATGCTCGGGCATCTGACCTACGCGACCAGCGCCGCACTCTCGAACTGGACCTCGCAGCCGCCTACGGTGAAGCCCAGCGCCGTGAACCTCTTCCCGACAAGATCGAACTCAAGTCCTCCCAGCTTGTCTTCCAGGTTCGAAAGCCTGGAGAGTGGAAAAAGGGCTGGACACTCTCCAAGAAGCAACTCCAAGAATACCTCCACGAGATCGTCCCCGAGCACGGAGATGATATCATGAGGGAAATTGTGCGCCGCCACGAGCCCAAGCTCACGGCGACTGACTACTCGTTTGAATTGAAACCGTTGGAGTAACTCATTTCAAAGGAACATATCCAGAGGGCGGGCGGGGATAGGGTGTGGGAGGCGAATCGATCACTTTCTGCAGGGCGCAGAGTGTCTCCTGCATGTCTTGAATCATTTTTTGCGCCTGGGTTGCGCTGCGATCTGTGAGGAATCCATTCTGAACTCGAACGATATGAACTGCCACCTCTCGGTTCAGTTGCAAGAGGCGACCGGCGAGGGTGTACAGCTGTGGTTTCACCATCAATAGTGAGATATGCTCTTGCTCTGAGAAAACTTTAGACACCCCTTACACAAACATGTTTGATATCGACGCCGACGCCATCATCATGACAATCGTCTTTTTGATCGCCAGCACGATTCCCTTGGTTGGGTTCATCGTCTTCCTGTTTCTCTATATGTTCGTGCGCGACCTGAATCCCTCGAAGTGGTTCGGGTGAGGTTTTTTCGCGTGCTGGAATCAAATGATCGACGCCAACATCATCGTCCCTGTGATTCTCTTCGTGATCCTGACTCCTGGCCTCCTCCTCGCCCTGCCTCCGGGTCAGTCCCTCCTGGTCCAGTCCGTGACCCACGCCGTTGTGTTTGGCGCGGTGTATGCGGGTCTTCGTCAGACGTTCCCCCAGTACTATTAAAACGGACGCTCCCGTTGTACGTGTATACACACCAATGGACCTTTACTGCCCTTACAATGCTGCGAATCGCTGGTTCACAGAGCGCGACATTCACACCATTCTCCACAAGCATGGGCTGCCTCACTATCGGGTGAGCAACCCACGCGTGTTTCAGACGGCCATGGTCCACACGACCTATGTCCGCCGGGCGGAGTATACGACCCCGGACGGGCAGCCTGCACAGCTTGCGCCGTGTCCGCCTGGAGTGATGCCGCTTCAGAATGAGTCGTACGAGTGCCTAGAGTTCGAAGGAGACTCTGTGCTGGGCTGTTGTGTGGCGACGTACCTTCGCAAGAAGTACCCCGAGAAGAAGCAGGGCTTTCTCACGGATGCCCGCAAGACCCTGGTGAACAATGAGTGCATCGGTCAGCTCTCCAAGCAGATCGGACTGGATGCCTTCTACGTCATCAGCCGGCACAATGAAGAGTCGGCTGCAATCAACGGTCGAGGCAACCTGAAGAAGCTGGGCGATATCTTCGAAGCCTTCTTGGGGGCGTTGTGGACAGATTGCGGGAATCGGTTTCATGTCGTGTATGCCTTTGTAACCTCCGTGATGGAGGCCTACCTAGACATTGAAGATGCAATCAACGAGACAACAAATTACAAGGATCTGTTTCAAAAGGTGTGTCAGCGGGACATGAAGTGTACGCCGACGTATGCGATGCTCTCAAACGACCCCAAGAAGGGCGAGATCCGCGTGGCGGTGTGCGATGCGTCCGGCAAGCAGCTGGCCTTTGGACAAGGATCGACACGCAAGAAGGCGGAGCAGATGGCCGCTCGCCTTGCGCTTAGTGCTTGCGGCGGCGGGTCTTGATTCCGACCGGAACAAGCGAGATTGCGCACACGCGACGCACCATGAAGCCCTTCGCCCCCTTGGGGAGCTTGCGGGTCTTCTTGCCTCCTGTCGTCGCCGGTACGAACCGAGTCGTCGGACCGACGTCAGCATAGGTTTCCTTGTTCGTACCAAACCACGCCCGTGTTTTGCGGGGATTCGTCAGACCTGAGAATGGTCCAAGGTCTTTTCCATCGAGGGAATACGAGATCCCCGGCTTCAGTTGATCTATGGATACCGGCGCTCCAAGTTCATGGGATACGATCGCCTTCTTCTCGAGCAGTTTCCTATCGGCTTCCGGTAACTCCCCACCGCGACGACGACGTGTCTTGTGTCCGCGTTTGTGGGCCATCCTTGTCTCTCTCGCAGAAACGTTCCTACCGACGCCGTTGGGTGGTCAGACGCCCCCTGCGATAGCGCTTCAGGGTGCGTCCGCGCGACTGGAGGACAGACTTGGTGCAGATGGCGATCGCTGCAGACTCCTTGGTCGACTTGGGGCGCGCCTTGACCGTCTTGCGAACAGACTTGACGCACCGATTGAACTTTGTGCTGAGTTTGCGGGATCTGCGACCGGCCGTCGGTGTGCGCCACTCAATGGCATCGCACCCAAGTTGGTCGTACTCTCTGAGGCTTGCCTCGTCTCCGTACTTGATTGACCGTGCGGTTTGAGAGCCATCCCGTCCTCTCCAGAGAGATCTACACACGGGCTTCTTCTTTTCCGCCTCGGCTGCTGCCGCAACTTGGTTGAGCTCGTCCGACACCGCCTTTGCTTTGGCTTCATCTGCAGCAGACGTGGCTTTGACTGTGTTAAACACGCCTCTGACTGTGGCATGAGGCGCACGCACCATGTCTACACCTCCCGTTCGACGACGTCCCATTTACTCTTCTCCGCCACAAAACCTCGCGGACGCGGTGGAGGTAGAATTTATCCTCCGACAGTATAAAGACAAATGGGAGGTGGTCTTCTTCAGCTCGTCGCCTATGGCGCACAGGATGCCTACATCACGGGGAATCCCCACATCACCTTCTGGAAGGTGCTCTACAAGCGCCACACCAACTTTGCGATTGAGGCCATGCGCGTGAACTTCACTGGTGCGCCCGCCTACGACCAGCGCGTCGTGGCCATTGTGAATCGCAACGCCGATCTCGTGTGGAAGACCTACGTGGAGGTTGCGCTCCCCGACATGGCCTCTGCTGCCACGCCCCCTATCTGGTCCTCCGGTGCACAGCGCCGTCTGGGCTACCTGCTCCTCCAGCAGATTGAGGTGGAGATTGGCGGTCAGATCATCGATCGCCACTACGGTGAGTGGCTCTACCTCTGGGAGAGCCTCACGGCCGACTACGACACCTCCGTGAAGCTCGACACAATGGTGGGCGGCTCGCTCGGTGGCACGTCGACGGGGGCGCAGCAATGCAAGGGTCGCCCGGATGTGCTCTACATCCCTCTCCAGTTCTGGTTCAACCGCAACCCGGGTCTTGCCCTGCCCCTGATCGCCCTCCAGTACCACGAGGTGCGCTTCAACATCACCCTCGGCAGCGCGACCGATCTCGTGGCGAAGGGCGACTTCAGCAACATCAGTGCCGCTGCGAATGCCCTCCCGCCTCCGAAGGACATGGCCCTCTACCTCGACTACGTCTACCTCGACGTGGATGAGCGCCGTCGCTTCGCCCAGGAGAGCCACGAGTACCTGATCGATCAGCTCCAGTACACGGGCCAGCAGACCATCACCACCACCTCGGCTCGCCTTGACCTGACCCTCAACCACCCCGTGAA